ATATTTGCTTCTAATGTCATTTTCATTCTCCTTTGTTACTAATAGTATAATTAATACAATGCATAAATGCAAGTATTAAGTTTACAAAATAATTAAACAATAACTACATTGCAGCTCTTTTGCATTTGCATTGTTTACTTGTTTGCTGGTGGTACTCTACTACAAGCCCTTCGGTAGCCCAATCGTGGTTGCCAGCTCCTAAACAAACGTCGCATAAAAAAAACCCTCTGGGCGTGAACCCAGAGGGCAGGAAGCTGTGTTACAGCTTCACTGGGGTGTATACTTTCGTCACACCCTTTTTTCTATATGCTAGTTTTCTTTTAGCTGATATATCAAAGTCACCTTTGGTGTAGATTCGATTGATAGCTGGAACAGCTACAATCTCATCTAGGAAACTCTTGATCATCTCAAGTCTTTCTAATCTTCTCTTTACGTCATATCTGATTGCTTCATAGTGTGAAGCCTTGTCATCTATGTCGTTGTCAATCATACCAGTCTTATCTTCAAAACCGGATGCTTTCTTGTGTTGTTCTTGTGATTTAGAGTCATACTCGTTGTACAGTTCGTCATACTTGTCATAACTCTCTTTGGTTTTATTTATCATTGCAAACATACCATACATAATGCTGTCTACATAGTACATACCCACTACCTCGTTCTCGTCACGTGGTGAAGGACTTAGCTTCACAATCTCTTCTGAAGCCTTCTTTAGCTTATCTAGAATTGTTGTAGACGAAATGTCTTGATTTGCTTTTTTATCGTGTGATTTTTTTGCGTTTGTCATTTTGAACTCCTTTGTTATGTTTATAAAAAAATCCCCAAGGGGGTAGTACATATAGATAGGAAAGTCTAGGGCGAAGCCAGCTCTCGCTGGGGCGACAGGGGTCGCACCCTAGACTAGTAGGGGCGGTTCCTATCTATATGTGCTAGTTGCACTTGCAACATTTTTTTGTAAGCATAACAAACCTTCGGAGTTCAAACCTACCATTGACAAACCAATACAAAATCCAGATAAAAAACGAATCATTATGACATTTCGGCTATAACAATTCGTTCGTGGTAACTTGCTTGGCAACTTACTTGGGAACTAAGTCCTTTGCCACGTTACGTTACAGGTAGTGTCAAATTATTTACTTGACAGCTATATGGATGCTTTGCAATATAGAACCAGAGAATGTTAGATGACGAAGCAACTAGACACTAAATCAGACACAACACAAGAACTCACCACTAGGCAAAGCAACTTTATTGATAACCTGTTAGCTGGTGGTGTGAGTGCAAAACAATGTGCCATAGATGCTGGTTACTCAGAACGATCAGCCAAGGTTGAAGCTAGTCGCTTACTCAAGAACAGTAAGGTTTTGCACCACTTACACCAGCGTGCTAAGAAGGTGCTAGGAGTTAGAGCAATAACAGCACTACAAACTGTATCAAATCTCTCACAATATGCTAACTCAGAGTATGTACGTCTGGAAGCTAGTAAAGACTTATTAGACCGAGCTGGCTTACGGGAAGAGCAGAACCAGACTCTAGGTACGAACAACATCCAAGTAAACATAGATCTAACATAGGTAGTTTAGCTCGGACTAATAATGCTCTGGCGACTATACCTTCGGTTGTGTAGTTACTGGGGGTATCCAAAAACTCTGCTACCGATAACAGGTAGAGAACTTCCTCTCGTATTTTTCCTTTACAAAAGCTCCTCAATGTTTTATGTATGGTTTATACACAAAGGAGAAAGCAATGCCAGGACATACAGCTAAGAAGAAAAAGAACGGAACTAATGGAGCATTGAAAGGTAAGCAAAAGAACTTGCCTGCCTTCTTAAAGAAAAAAATAATCCAAGCTAAAAAGAAGAAAGGAAAATAATTATGCCAGGAACTATGAAATCTTACGGAACAAAAAAACCTAAAAAGAAAACACTAAAGAAGTCTGCTAATATAGTTGGTAAGAAGATCAAAAAGAAAAAAGGTAAGGGAACAATGTATGGTTGATAAAAAACAAAAACAAATGGCAGATATAGAGTTTATAACTCAAACTGGTTTTACTAAAGTATTAAAACCTACTGGTATTAGAGCTGGTATGTTTGGTAATACTACAGTCAAAGATGCTGGGTTATATGCTATTAGAAAAAATAAAAAAAACATTGATAATTTGAACAAAAAAATGAAAACAGGTTCTTTTACTTATAATGGAAAGTTTAAGTTAAAGTAGTATGGCTAAGTTATGTGCAAAAGGTAAAGCCGCCGCCAAAAGAAAATTTAAGGTTTACCCAAGTGCTTATGCTAATATGTATGCTTCTGGTGTTTGTTCTGGTAGAATCAAACCAAAGTCTGCTAAGAAAAAAACTACCAAACGAAAAAGGAAACGTGCATGAGTTTACGTAAATGGGTTGGTGAGAAGTGGGTTGATATTGGTGCTCCAAAAAAAAATGGAAAGTATCAACCTTGTGGTAGAGCAAAAGGATCGAAACGTAAATATCCAAAGTGTGTGCCAATAGCAAAAGCAAGAAAAATGACAGCATCACAAATACGTTCAGCAGTAAGAAGAAAGAGAGCAGTTAAACAAGGTGTTGGGGGTAAGCCAACTAATGTTGCAACATTTAAAAAAAAGAAAGGAAAGAAACGTGGGTAAAGGAGTCAAACATTATTTTAGAGATGGCAAACTGCACAAAGGTGCAACTCATAAAATGCCTAATGGTAAATTACATTCTGGTAAGACACACACCAAAACAAGTAAACCATTATTTCATATGAAAGAATTATCTAAGACTGCACAAAAGAAAGCGAAAGCAAATGCCTAAGACACCAGCTTGGCAACGTAAAGAAGGTAAGAATCCTAGTGGTGGATTAAATGCAAAGGGTCGTGCTAGTTACAACAAAGGTCGTACCAAAACAGGAAAGAAAAGAAATCTCAAAGCACCATCAAAAAAAGTTGGCAATAAAAGACGTGCAAGTTTTTGTGCAAGGATGAAAGGTATGAAGAAAAAACTTACTGGTGCAAAGAAACGTAATGATCCTAATTCAAGAATTAATAAAGCATTACGTGCTTGGAACTGCTAATGTATGTAATTAATTACAAAATGTTTTTTCATAAAAGACCAGCAAAAGCAGATGTAGAAAATAAATTGTTTGATCTGTTGCGTGATGGTTTTACTTTGCGTACTGCTGAAGAAGAAGATGATTATGTTAAAAGAAAAGATATACAGGAGAAAAAATGTTTATAAGAGAACTATCATTAACAGATCTAAATAGGTTACGTAAGATTGTACGTAATACACATTTAAAATTTTATCCTAATGGCTACCTTACTAATACAGAGGTAGATAAATTTATAAATTCACTTGGTCCAGATGTAGCTGGTAAAATGATTAAGTTTGCAGTAGACAACAGACAAGTTGATTAATGCAATTTAAGTATAAACCAGACGGACAAATACTTAAAAATTTTATGAAAGACAATAGTTTCTTTCGTGGTATACGTGGACCAGTTGGTTCTGGTAAATCAGTTGCTTGTTGTATAGAAATATTTAGAAGAGCAATAGCACAAAAAAAATCTCCAGATGGTATTAGAAAAAGTCGTGTTGCTATTGTACGTAATACCAATCCTCAGTTAAGAACAACCACAATGAAAACGTGGCTTGACTGGTTTCCAGAAAAAGAGTTTGGTAAAATGAATTGGTCGCCACCATATACACATAGAATAAAAATAGGTGATGTAGATCTTGAAGTTATTTTTTTAGCTTTGGATAGACCAGAAGATGTAAAAAAATTACTTTCCCTAGAATTAACTTTTTTATTCTTTAATGAAAGTAGAGAAATAGCAAAACCGATTATAGATGCTGGCACAATGCGTGTAGGTAGATACCCTTCTATGAAAGATGGTGGACCAAGTTGGTATGGTGTTATAGCAGATACCAATGCACCAGATGAAGATCATTGGTGGTCTGTAATGAGTGGAGATGCACCACCACCAGAACATTTATCAAGAGAAGAAGTGATGATGTTAGTAAAACCTGATAACTGGAAATTTTTTACACAACCATCAGGTATGATAGAAAAATCAAATAATCAAGGTGAAGTAGAAA